ATCTGCTCCTTCTGGAAGGACTGGCAGATTAAAAAGTTCTATAAAATGGGAACAAGTTGGCAAATTAAATTACCAATTAAGAGCGGATGCGCCTTATGCAGCTTATGTGGAGTTTGGTACTGGACCTTACTTTAAAAATTATCCAGGTAAGGAATCATTTTGGCAAAAAAAGGCAAAAGAATATTTTAAGACTGGTAAAGGAACAACATATCCAAGACCATACTTTTACCCAACTGTGACAAAGAATATAATAAAGTTAAGAGAAAGAATAAAAAATATTTTAGGCAAAAATGCTTGATTGTAGTAATAATGTCAGAGTGATTTATGTCAATGCCTTAAATGGCAATTTGACCTACAATGGCAAAGATGTGCCAGTGTATGGACAAATTCCATTTGATACTACACCGCAAAACTATGTAATAATTGGGAACATAACTGAATTAAGTGATAATACCAATCATTCATTTGGTAACAATGTAGAGGTAGTGATTGATATTTTTAGTGAGCAATATAGAGTTAATGACTTAGGAGTGGTAGATAATATCGCATCTCAAATACTTAACATATTAATACCTGACACGCAAGTTGTTGGATTTGATGATACTTATTTTGAAGTATTCCCGATAAGTAGAACAAGTTCAAGATATTTGCCATTGCAAGATGGCGATAATTATGTAGCAAGAAAAATTATTACAATAAACAATTTAGTTAACCAAAAATAAAAAGTAAAATGGGACAAGTATTAGGATCATTACAAAACATTGAAATCGATATTACCAATGTTGGTACAACTGGTTTCAAAAACCTTGTTTGCTTGAGAACATCTTCAGTTAATACAACTATGGATGCAACTACTGAGCAAACTAACTGCGGAGTATTAACAAGTGTTGCAGAGCCTCTTATGAGCTTAGACTTCGATGCAATTTGCGAAGTTTCTCCATCTGCATCACAAATCTCTTATGAAGATTTATTGACTTGTGTAAAGAACAAGACTATTGTTATGGTAAGAGTTCAAAACCCAACCGTAACTGGTTCAAGTGAAGGTGCTGCTTACTATCACAGATTTAGCGGATACATTACTGACTTGACTTGGAACCAATCAACTACTGAATTTATAAACTTTTCTGGAACAATCCAATCTACTGGTGCTTTGGATGTTGACCCAGCTTCTTAATTTAACTTATGAACTATACTACTATTACTATTAACGACCAAAAGGTCGGACTTAAATTTGGGATGGCTTCGTTTAGATACTTATCTGATAAGTTTAAAGATGGCATCTCTTTCGAAAATGGCGAATTAAATGAGATTGGAGTAGCACACTTAGTATATAGTGGCTATTATAATAACTGCCTTGTAAAAGGTGTTTTGCCTGAAATGACATTTGAAAACTTAGTAGATTATGTTGAAGCTAATATAATGAAAAATGAGTTTTTAGAAGAACTCAAAGGCATTATAAAAGTTTGGGGCGAAAGCGATATGATTAAAAGCAATGTTGCAGCAGCCGAAGAAGTAGATGATAAAGCAAAAAAAAAGAGTTCACGTGGGAGGAAATAGAGGCTTACGCATTCGGTGAGTTGCAACTTCTCCCTCGTGATTTCTTTGATATGAGTCCACGACATTTTTCTCTTATGCTTAAAGGCTATAACGAGAAGAAGGTGGATAACTATAAGCAGACAAGACTATTGATGTTTACAATGGTGCGTCTAATGGGAGACCCTAAGACTGCACCAAAGACACCAGAGGCATTGTGGGAATTACCAGGTGATGAGGTTAACAAGCCTTCTGATGAAGAGTATAGAGAAGTCTTTAATAGATTAACAAAATGGCAGAAAACGTAAATCCTTTAGTATTACCAATAAAAGTTGATACATCACAAGTAACAACTGGTGTCAACGCATTAAGGAATAGATTAAGGGAATTACAAACAAATACCCTAACAGTTTCACAAAACATTGCTCAAACTGGCAATGCTTCTACGGTTGCTGCTAATGGTATGGCTGCATTATCAAATCAAGCAGCTTCAACATCTAATGCTCTAAATCAATTAGCAAATTCATCAGTTAGAGCAAGAACAACATTAACATCTTTATCTCTAATTGCTCAAGATGCCCCATTTGGATTTATAGCAATACAAAATAACCTTCCAGCATTAATTCAACAATTTGGTTTATTAAGAGCAGAGGCTGGTAGCAATGGAGCAGCATTAAAACAATTAGGTCAATCCTTAGTAGGACCAGCTGGTGTATTTTTAGCATTTAGTGCAGTTACCGCAGCAGTAACTTTTGCAATAAAAGAATATGGAAGTCTAAACGAAGCCTTTAATCAATTAACACAAAAGTCAAATCAATATACTTCTGCTATTTTATCAGCAAAAAAATCACTAGATCAATATAATAAAAGTGCAAAGAGTGTAAATGATATTAGAGCTTCATCAATAGGATCTGTACAAGATGAAATACTAAAGGTACAAACTTTAGCAAATGTAATATCAGACTCTACTACATCTGACAATAATAAAAAAAGAGCATTAGCTGAACTAAAAACAGCAAGTGAAGATTATTTTGGTAAATTAAATGCTCAAAAAATTGATTTAGATGCTTTAAATAAAGCAGTAGGCTCTTATTCAGAGTCATTAATTAAAAATGCAGTAGCTCAAGGACTTGCTTCTGAGGCAGCAAGTATATTTACTGAATTTTTAAAACAAAACCAATTAGCTGCTGATGTAGCTACGGATATAAATAAATTAAAAGCTGCTTATCCAGATGTTGTAAAGGAAGCACAAAAATATATAGAAATACAAGAAAGAATTGTAGCACAAGGAGGTACTGGGTATGCTGCAACAGAAGAGGTACAAAAATATTTACAATTAAGCAATCAACTTTCTACAATAAATGAAAGGGTTAAATCTACTGCAAAAAGTTATGAAGGCTTAAAGAATCAAACTGATGCTGCTTTTAAAGAAGCAAGTAAGTTTTTTGAACTTGGCAAAGATGATAAAGGTGGTAAAAAAGAATTTACATTAGGAATTGACCCACAAGATTTAGATGCTGCATTTAATTTAGATAAAATTATTTCCAATGTAACTAAACTTGGAAATACAATTTTAGATACTAATAAGCCTCTTAAAGAAAGACAAGAAGCATTAAAAGAATTAATAGCAATTAATCCACAAGTATTTAGTGGGTTAACATTAGAAAAAAGTGGGTTAACAAATTTAAAAACAACAGTTGAAGCATATACAAGATCTCTTCAAATATTAATAAAAGAAAGAGAATTTGATGCAAGAGTATCACAAATAAATACCCAACTTAGGAATGCTGAAATAAAGAAAACAGAAGATGCAGTAAAAGTAAGTAATGATAAAGTTAAATCATACGAAGATCAATTTGAAAATATCGTTAGATTAACTTATGCACAAGATCAGTATGGTAATTCTACTGATAAAATAACCGATAAATCACTTTCATTTCTAAAAGTTTTAAAGCAACAACAAGATATTAGTGCCGCAATAAACAAGGCATTAAATAATATATATGGACCAGGCACGGCAGAGGAAAATGACCCAGTAAAAAGGGTAGAAGAATTATCAAAAAGAATAAAACAAGCTAAAGATAATTTTGAAAATACTATTAGAAAAGGATTGCAACAACCATTTCAGGATTTCTTTAGTACTTTAATAGATACTGGTAAATTCTCACTTGATAGTTTCGAAGGTTTATTTAAAGATATGCTTAAGCGTATTGCTGCACAAATTGTATCAGCTGGTATCGCTAAATTAATTAGTAGTATATTATTCCCTCCAGGTGCAACTGCTGACGCCTTAGCAAAAGTAGCTGCTGGAAATTCAAATGGTGGTGGAATAATAGGTGCATTGATAAGTTTATTTGGAGGAAGAAGAGCATTTAATGATGTTAACTTTGATGGATTAGAAGGTGGTGGAATGCAGATGAGTGGTCAAGTAGTATTTGTACAAAGAGGTAGTGATTTGGTAGGAGTATTAAATAGAACAAACGGAACAATTAACAGAGTTGGCTAAAGCATTAAAATATAAAATAGAGTTTTATAGCAAGGATGGATACCTTTGCGAAGTTGACTTTCGTTATGAAGGTTATACTGCTGGTGTTGTTTATAACTTAAATGGAGGCTCAAGACCATTTGTATTAAGAGAATTTAATACTGATGATGATTTGTTTAAGCCAATAAGACCATTACTTGCTGAAATAAATATTGTAACCAATTCTGCATCAGTTAGCATAGATGATTTTTTGGCTGATCAAGATACGGACATTGAAGTAAGATTTACATTTAACGGAAATATTTATTGGAGTGGATTTGTATTGCAAGAAGATTTCCAAGAAGTTTATGAGGAGCAAAATCACATTCTAACTATTACTGCGAGTGAGGCATTGGGATTGTTGAAAGATAGGCAGCTATCTGACGATGGAGTAGAGATAGAAGTAAAAAAGACACCATTAGAACTTATAGAACTTTGCTTACAAAATACATCTAAGCCGCTTGTGGATTATACATTGATTAATAATTTGTATCATACAAGTATGTCAAGTACTTTGCCGAATACATCACTTAATCAATGTTTAATTGACCCAAGAACATTTGAGACATCTCCAAGAACTTATGAGGATTGCTATACAGTTCTTGATAAGGTAAATAATGCATTTAACCAGACTATTTTTCAATATGAAAATAGATGGGTAATACAAAGAATAGAGGACCTATATACAAGTGGTAATTTAAGAGGATATAATAAATTAAGTGGAGTATCAACATCTTTTAACAAGAGATTTGATATAGAGGTAGGTGCAAATAGTGAGGTAAAACCTATTGCACCACAAATGCTTAGGTTTATTAATCGTAAGCCAAAAGAGACTATTGTAACATTTAATTACGATAGGCTCGCTGAGGTTATTAAAAATAGTTCATTCTCAAGAGGAGCATTAATTGCTACCTATCCTACTGAGAAATGGTATGAGATTAATAACTGGACACCTAATTTATTAGCAATAGAAAATCCAAAAAGAATAGAAGAATACGAATCTAAATTTGGAGCATTAATTGATAATTATATATTACTACGTGAAGCAGTTGATATAACATCAGAAACCATAAAAGTTAATTCTGGTGAAACCGTTAAATTTAGTATAGATACAAAATATGTATCAACATCAAGTTTAGCTAATCCTGACTTTGTAAAACCTACGGCAGTCATTAGATTAACTGATGGAACAAACACATATACATTAACAGAAGATGGTGATTGGACATTAAGTTCAGTTAATATTACAGTGCCATATAGTAATAAGGTTATTCAAACACAATGGAACACATTAGAAGTTGAGTCAACAAATATGCCTATTGGTGGTACAATAGAAGTTGTTTTAATTAATTCTACTAATGATAATATTAGGTATTTCAAAAATATGGAATTTGAAATACTTAATAGGGTTGATGGATTTATAGAAGGTTTAACTGGTATTGAGGCAAAGTTTATAAAGACACAAAATATTAAGTTTAATAATAATTACGACTTATATTTAAATGATTACATATCAGAGTCTTATAAAGGATTGATTTATGAGATGGATGGTGAAACACCAACTGATTTTGAATGGTATAGGTTTAAGTATAGTGGAGAAAGGCAATCATTTAAAAAGCAAAACGCAATAGCTCATTGGTCTCACGATAGATATGATAGAGATAAGATTGATGCTGCATTTTACGGACTAACTTGGGCAGATGGAGCAACAACTAAACCAATAGGTTTACTTAACACAATTAAACTTGTTGATGACTTACCTAATAAGATTTTTTACATATCTAATCTAAAGGAGATTGACTTTTATAATGCAACTTGGAATTGCACTATGGAAGAGGTATGGGATACATCAAGAGATGGTGCAGCTGGTATTACAAGACAATTATCAGTAAATGTTGATACTGGAACATACCCTGGTATTATAAACGTAAAATATTTACCATCAACTAACCCCGACTTTGAGACAACTGGTGATGATGAATTAATTTATAATGGTGCAGAACCAATTACAGAAAACTTAACGGTTACAGTTAGTGGTAACATAACCGCTTACACTGGGGCAACACCAGTTTCAGTTGATTTTTTATTAAAGCAAAATGGTACGACTATAAAAACACAAACTATTTCTATAACTACTGCTGCTCCTTTCTTTTATTCCGTAAACCTTTCACCAGCAACTGCTACAACTATCAATCCAAAGGATGTATTTGTTGTAACATTTTTAGCTACTCAAATAGGTAAAAGTGTTGATGGCATACAATTTATAGGTGGTATATTTGAGAGTACTACTTATACTATTCCAAACGAACTAAACTACGATCCATACACCGAAAAATATCTTTTTAAATAATGGCAGATACATTAAAAGCAGAAGGGTTAGTTATAGCGGCTATGGATGGCAGTGGCAATGTCTATCCATTTGCTTGTGCTACCAATTCTAGTATAACAATAAGTGGTGAGACATTAGAGATAGCTACTATATCTAATAATGCATTTAGGTCATTTGTAAGTGGCAGACAATCATTCACAATTAGTGGGTCTGGGCTTGCAAAAATGACTGAAACAAGTATGAATGGTATCAATTTTTTTGATAACTTTATAACTGGTACGAATACAAAATTTAAGTGTTTTTTAGACTTAATTGACAATCAGAACAACTATCAGTCTTATGAATTTCAAGTTATTATAACTTCACTTACATTAGACTCTACTTACGGAACTTTCCCTACATACTCATATACTTTACAAGGAGCAAGTCCTATAACTGATACGCT